AAAAGGCCTGGAAGACGACCAGAAAGACTACGACGCGCTTTTGCGGAAGATGAAAGAGGCGGGCGATGCCGAGTAAGTACGACAAAACCGTGAAAGCGATGATCGCCGAGGCCGAGCGCAAGCTCGATAGCCAGGGCGCTCAAGCGATTCGCGCGCTCAATACCGCCCGCAAAAAGGTTATCGCCACCGTGGCGCAAACCGAATGGGACATGTTTTATCTGCCGCAAATGAAAAACGCCGTGGATGCCGCAATGGCGGAATTCGCGACGGTTTACGGCAAGAACCTGACCGCCGCGCAGGGCGATTACTGGGATTTCGGCCAGGCGATGGTGGACCGGCCGCTGGCGGTTGTAGGGGTAACGGCGGCGCTGCCGGCCATTGATACGGCGGTACTCCGCGCGATGCAAACCTATTCCACGCATCTGATCGACAACCTGGGCCGCGACGCGGCGGCCAAAGTCTATAACGAAATCGCGATGGGGCTCATGGGCCAGAAATCGCCCTACGAGGTCATGAAGGCCATCGGCACGAACCTGTCGGACAAGTCGCACATGAAGTCGATCGCGGCGCGCGCGGAGATGATCACGAAACAGGAATGCGGCCGGATCCTCGAAGCGGCCAGCCAGGATCGTTTGGCCCAGGCATCCAAAGTGGTGCCGAACCTGAAAAAAGAGTGGCAGCACGGCGGATCGAGCATGCCCAGGCCCTCCCACCAGGCAGCTCACGGGCAGGTCCGCCCCGTGAACGAACCGTTTCTCGTTGATGGCGAGGAGCTGATGTATCCGCGCGATCCGGCCGGATCGCCGGGCAATACGATTAACTGCAGTTGCTACACCGTCCCGTATTTGGAAGACGTAGCGTAATCATAAACCTAAAATTAACGAGGAGGAAATCATTATGGCAGATCCCAAAGACAAAGCCCAGGCGGCGGCGGACGAAAAAAACACAATCGGCGACAAGCTGATCGCTGAGGCCCTTGAAGCCTATGGCATCGAGAAAAAATACGTCATCGGCAGCCGATATGATGCGGCCGCCAAAACGGCGATCGTCGTCACGGCCGGCGGCAAAAAAGTGCGGTTCACGGCCGGCGACAAGCCCGCGCCGCTGGATCCCATTTCCGTATCCGGCATCAACCCGGTTAAACGCAAAGTGATCGCGGGCAAAGGTAAATAAAGCGGAAAGGAGCGATCATGAAAAAAGACAAACAAGATCAGCGGGCGCAGGCGGGCGAATTGAGTCTGGACGATATCCGCGATTTGCTGCGGCAGGCCGTCCATGCAAGGTTTGATAAGACCAGGGCAGGCGATTCCGGCGTATTGGTCGATTCATCCGCCTATATGGAAGAAGTTTTTCCGGCTTATCTGATTTATTCAATGGACGGAAAATTTTACAAGATAGGCTGGTCCATCCTCGACGGCATTGCCACCCTGGGCGACACGCCCGAAGAGGTCGAGCACACATGGGTATCCGCCCGCTCCGCGCAGGCCGAAACCGATGAGGGCGTGGAAATGCTCATGCGCCTGGGCGCCGCGCAAAACCCCGAGGGCACCGCGTGGGATGTGACGATTTGCGAGCCGGGCTTCACGAAAAACGGCTGGTACATTCCGGACGAAGCCATGCGCGGGGCGGAAGGGCTGTTCGAGGGCGTGGACGTAAATCTCTACGAAATGTCCCAGGGCGCCACCCATGTGCCGGATGCGCTCTTCAACATCAAAACCCTCCTGGTCAAAAACAAGGTTGGCTGGATCGACGGCGTGAAGCATGCCGCCGGCATTGGCCTGACCGGTGTGCTGCACTTCCTGGATTCGGCCGCCTGGCTGGGGAAAAACCTGCTTTCGGCCAAAGACCAGGGACAGTCTGTTTACGGGCTTTCGTATGATTGCCCGGTGCGCGCCGCCAAAGATGTGATTGACGGCCGCGAGGTTTTCAAAGTGGTGAAATTTGTGTCCGCCGATTCGGTGGATATTGTCACCCGTCCGGCAGCGGGCGGGAAATTCAACCGGGCAGTGGCCGCAGTGCCAGCCCATAACGAGGAGGATAAATCCATGAAAAAAATGCTCGAGTTGATCAAAAAGAGCAGGCCCGACCTCCTGACCGGGAAGGACGAAGCCACGCTCACCGATCAGGAAATTGAAACCCTGGCCCGCATGGCGATGGTGCCCGCGGCCAAAGACACGCAGGCCGACCAGGCAAGCGGCGCCACCAAAGACGATATCGCCGTGCTGCGCTCTGAAATGGCGCTGAAAGACAAGCTGGCCGATACCGGTCTGGGCCTGCCGCAGGTAGCGATCGACCGCATCAAAACCACGTTTTCGGGACGCATATTCACCGCCGAGGAGCTCGATCGCGCCATTGCGGACGAAAAAGAGTACCTGGCCAAAATCAACCCCACGCATCCCGCGGATTCCGTTCCCTCCGGCACCATCACCGGCGGACTGGGCTCGTTTGAACGCGCCTGCATGGCGGCCGACCGGATGTTCGGGCTCAAAAAGGCCGACATGGTCAACATGGCGGCGCTCACTCGCCTGGATAACAAGCCTTTCTTCCAGGACGTCCGCAGCGCGCAGGACTATAACGACTATGACAGCGTGCCGGCGTTTTCTTCCATCCGCGAAATGTATCTTTATTTCACGGGCGACGCAGAAGTATCCGGCCGGTTCAACCGCAAGGGCCTGCCTGCGGATCTGCGCAGCGCGCAGGATATCAACTCCGGAACGTTTGCCTTCGTGCTGGGCAATACGCTCGCCCGCCGGCTGGTGGGCGTCTATCGGGCCATGAATTATCTCGAGGAGCTGCTCATCTCAATCAAAAAACCGGTGAAAGACTTCCGCACGCAGGAAGCCGTGCTCATTGGCGGATTCCCGGATCTGGCCGATGTGGATCCCGAAGCGGCCGACTATCAGGAAATTGCCGGGGTGACCGACGAAGAGAGCACCTACCAGATCGGTCAGAAGGGCAATATCCTCACGATCACCCGCAAGATGATCGTCAACGACGATATCAGCGTTATCCAGCGCCTGCTCGATGGCCTGGGCCGCGCGGCGCGGCGCACACATGCGAAATACGTGTGGAATTTCTTCATCGCCAACGCCAATTGTTCCGACGGCACCGCCTGGTTCACCGGCGGCCACGGCAACCTGGGCGCAGCGGCGTTGACCCACGCGACCGCGCTGATCGCCTACAAGGCGCTGGCCACGATGACCGAAAAGGATTCGGGCGAACGCCTGGGCCTGCTTTCCGACGCCAGCGTGAAGCCGGTGCTGGTCGGCCCCGTGGACATCATGGAACTCATCGAGCAGATCGCCGGCGAGGATTCCTATTACACGGGAAACGACCTCACTACGAAGCGGCCAAACCCGCTCAAGGGCAAGGTGGAAGGCAAGGTGGTCCCGCTGTTCACTGATGAGAACGACTGGGGCCTGCTGATGCCGTCCGGGATCACCGACATGGTCGAAATGGGCTATCTCAACGGCCGTGAAGAACCCGAGCTGTTTGTGGCCGACATGCCGCAAAGCGAGCAGGTGTTTGTGGCCGACAAGATCCGCCACAAGATTCGTCACGAGTATGCCGGCGCGGTGATCGACTTCCGCAGCGGCTACAAGGCTGTGGTGGCGTAGGGGCGCTTCGCGCCGACTAGAGGCAATAGGCAATAGGGGCCGGTGGGCGCGGGAGGCCGCGCCGCCGGTTGAAATAAAACAAATTACGCAAGTGAGGTGCATATGAAAAAAACATGCAAATTATCCGCTGTGATGCTGCTGGCCTTTGTGCTGGCAGTCGTGACCGCCCTGCCCGTCCAGGCGGCCTCCTATTGGAAACAGAAAGATCTCCGCTTTTCGGCCGTGGCAGGCGAAACCCTGGTCACGGGCAATGTGGTGACCATCAAAGACGCCGACGGCAAGGCCTACAAGGCCGATGCCGACGACGCAGCCCTGCGGCCCGCCGTGGGCGTGATCGGCAAGGGCGGCGCAACGGGCGCCACCGTCGAGATTGTTGTGCTCGGGATCCTTGCTGGCCAGACCGCACTGACGGAATCTGCCGGCGGGTTTTTGTCCGAAACGGCAGGCGCTATTACGCAGACGTCTCCGGCCTACAGCCAGCAGATCGGTGCGGCCATCAGCGCCACGGAATACCTGATCAACTGCCGGAATTATTTCGATAGCTCGGCAGTGGTGGCCCTGGGGGTGCTGGCCGGCGCCACGCCGATCATTCTGGAAGGCGCCACGGCCGACGCTCATGAGACCACGCTGTCGCCTGTGGACCCCACGGCCGACAACACGATCTATATCCCGAACAAAAGCGGCTATATCCGAGTGCCGACGGCACCGACAGCAGCGGCCACCGCATTGACGCCGGGTGCGGCCGTGGCGCTGAATGTCGCAACGTCCACCCTGTTCAAACTGACACCGACCGACAATGAAGACAGCACCATCACGTTTTCCGGCGCGGGCAACTTAGGC